ATGGCGGTACACGATGCTCAACCGTGGGACTGTTCGTCTAATCATCACTCTGTGTATGTTTTAGATAGAGCAACGCCGTCCCCGTGGATGGCTAAAATAAACGGGGAAATGTTCCCCGCGAAGTATCTGTTTACCGTGGATTATACGGAAAGCGAAATAGCAGATGATCCGGCGCAGCATAAGCAATCGCATGTTCTACAGCTATTAGATGCAGGTCAATGGACGGGTAATATTGTAGCTTTGCCAAACAATAGAGTACGGGTTACACATCCGGCTTGGTTTGAAACAGGCTCCGGTGCCCCCGATTTTAAACCTTCGGCGCACATACATTACTCTAAATCTGATTTAGACTATAGTTTGGACGTTAACCGAATATTTGATAATTTATACAATGACAACATCGAACAGTAAGAATTTTGAAATAGATGTCGCTGAATATATTGAAGAGGCGTTTGAGCGGTGTGGTCAAGAAGTACGCACGGGCTATGATCTAAGGACCGCAAAAAGGTCTTTAAACTTGTTGTTTGCTGATTGGGCAAACAGAGGTTTAAATCAATGGACTATAGAACAAACTACTATAGCGCTTGCCGCCGGGATCAGTGAATACCCTTCTGGCTCGTTAACTCTTTCCGTAGCAGCTACGGGTAGCTTCACGGGTGGTGAAACGATTACGGGCGGTACAAGTGGCGCTACTGCTTCTATAACTAGCACTCTTACGACCACGTCTTTTGCTACTACTATTCCGGTAGGCTCATTTACGCTTAATGAAACGATTACGGGCGGTACAAGTGGCGCTACAACCACTGTTTCGGCGGTTCAAGATTTATCGGACACGCAATCTACAATAGATATGCTTTCTGCGGTGGTTACTCGAACCGGGACAGACTTTGAAATTACACGTCTTAGCCGCTCTGAATTTTTAAACATTCCAATAAAAACTCAAACAGGCCGCCCGAATCAATTCTTTTTAGATAGGCAAATAAGCCCTGTTTTAAAAATTTGGCCGGTTCCGGACAACAGCACGGACGTTATTAAATTTAATCGTCTAACTCGAATAGACGATGCGGATGCTTTTACAAACACGGTAGATATACCTTTTAGGTTTTACCCCTGTCTGGCGGCGGGTCTTGCGTATTATCTTTCTATGAAGCGTAGTCCTCAACTAATGGCACCACTTAAAGCTATTTACGAAGAAGAAATGCTTCGAGCAATGGAAGAAGATCGGGATAGGGCATCGTTTAAGATAAGTCCTCCTTCATACCAGTACGGTCTTTAGTCGTGTCAGGCTTTGCTTCTGGAAAAAATGCTTACGGAATATCAGACCGCTCTGGTTTTCGATACAAGCTTAACCGCATGAAACGCGAGTGGAACGGCAATTTAGTCGGGTTTGATGAGTTTGAGCCAAAACAACCACAATTGTTTCCGACACGACATATAGATGACCCGCAAGCTTTAAAAAATCCTCGCCCAGATCGTATAGAGCCGTTTGTAGTGTCCGTGGGTGTTTCAACAATTGATAACTTCCCATTTGTGCCCGTAAAAGGTTCGGGACAAGTAGGTCAGGTAACTGTGGTGATAACATGAGTTTTACACTAGCAACATTAAAATCTACCGTACAAGATTATTGCGAAACGTCTGAAACAACGTTTGTAGCAGATTTACCCACGTTTATAAAAGAAGCCGAAGAAAGAATTTTAAAAAACATAGAACTTCCTTTTTTTCGTAAAAATGTAACGGGCACAGCCACTTCTAGCAATCCGTACTTATCTACTCCAAGTGATTTTTTAGCTTCGTACAGCTTGGCAGTTATTGAAAGTGGCGTGTATAACTACTTGTTTTTAAAACAAGTTTCGTTTATTCGAGCGTATACGCCTAACCCGACTACAACGGGTTCGCCAAAATACTATGCTTTGTTTGATGACTCTACGTTTATTGTTGCGCCTACTCCCGACAGTAATTACGACTTCGAGTTACATTATAAATTTAGACCCGCGTCTTTAACGGCGGGAGCGGAAAGCGGCACAACGTGGCTTTCAGAAAACGGCCCAGATGCTCTTTTGTACGGAACTTTGGTAGAGGCAGCTACGTTCCTTAAAATACCGGAAGAAGTTGCGCAGTATGAACAACGGTTTGGTGCTGCGGTTGCTGGATTAAAAGCTTTGGGTGAGGGCTACGGTTCTCGGGATGAGTATCGTTATGACATAAGTAGGGGAGCGTAAGTGGCTTTTTTTGAAGCACCCAAGTTAGAAGTAGGTAATGTATTAGTAGCAACTACGGACAACAAAGGGCATGACCCTGAGTTTTGGGCGCAAACGATAGCAGATAGAATTGTAAGCGTTGGTGGTAATTGTCATCCTGTTATTGCTCAACAAGCAGAAGAATTTAAAGAGTCAGTTAGAGCAACGTCGCTACACTATATAAAAGAAGCAATTAAGAGCGATAGGACAACACTTACCGCTGAATTTGAACGTCAAGGCCATAAGGATATGGCAGACATAATTAGGAGTCTATAATGGCTATTACAACCGCGCTTTGCACTAGCTTTAAGGTTGAGATCTTGAAAGGGGTGCATAACTTTACTGCTGCTGGTGATCAGTACAAACTTGCTTTGTATACAAGTTCTGCAAGTTTAGGTGCAGCTACTACTGCTTACACAAGTACTGCCGAGGCGAGTGGCACAAACTACACTGCAAAGGGTGCGTTCTTAACGTCTATAACTCCTGTTGCTAGTGGTACTACTGCTCTTGTTGACTTTGCGGACCTTACCTTCTCAAATGTTACGATTACAGCAAGAGGCTCGTTGATTTACGGTGAGGCTATATCTGGCGATCCTAGCGTATGTGCTTTAGATTTTGGTGGGGATAAGACCAGTACCGCTGGTGACTTTACGATCCAGTTCCCTGCAGCCGATGCATCTAACGCGATTATTCGCATCGCATAGGGCATAACGTGTGGCAATCATTAATGGTTGGGGCAGAGGCACTTGGGGCCAAAACGGTTGGAATGAAGACATCAATCCGGTCACAGTCACGGGCGTGGCTGGCACAAGTGCGATCACCACGGTTACGGTTGATGCCGAAGCCGATGTTCCGGTTACAGGGGTTGTTGGCACAAGCGCGATTGGCGCTGTTACTGTCGTTGCGGAAGCCAATGTTTCTGTTACTGGTGTGGCGGGAACGTCTGCCCTCGGTACAATATCGCTGGTCACAAACAACAACTTGGATGTCACAGGGCTTCAAGGAACTTCTGCAATTGGTACGGTATCGACTAAAGCCAATGCGGACGTTGATGTTATTGGCGTTAGTGGTACTAGCGGGATTACTCCGGCAAATGTTTGGGGGCAAGTTGTCCCAAATCAAAATGCAAATTATTCAGAAATATCAACAGGCCAAACAACAGATTGGCAAGAGGTAGCATAAAATGGCAACTTTCGTTAATGATTTACGCTTAAAAGAGATCGCCACAGGAGATGAGGCAGGAACTTGGGGCACAAGCACAAACACTAATTTAGAGCTAATAGGTGAAGCAATGGGTGTCGGAGCAGAGGCTGTAGCCAATGCAAGCACTCATACCATCACAATGGCGGATGGCGCTGCTGACCAATTCAGATCTACGTTCTTACGCCTTACCGGCGGTGGACAGGCTTGTACGGTCACTCTAGCCCCTAATACGTTATCCCACACTTGGATCATGCGTAACGAGACAGCAGCCGTTTTAACGCTTACACAAGGCTCTGGAGCCAACGTAGTTATTGCCGCCGGTCAAACTAAGATCGTAGCTACTGATGGGCTTGGATCAGGCGCAGTTGTTTACGAGTTAGATGATCTTGAACTTGCTGGAAATTTAGCGGTAGGCGGAGAATTATCCACACCATCAGCAGGAACCTCTAACACCCGTGTAGGTGTTAACACAGGTAACTCCATAGCCTCTGGCGGTAACTATAACGTCCTAGTGGGTGATGAAGCTGGTACGGCTTTGACTACGGGTGATGGCAATGTTGCTGTGGGCTTTGATGCCCTAAAGACTGAAGATGCAAATGGCTTTAATACAGCCGTTGGTTTTGAAGCTCTTAAAACATTGAATGCAGGAGCAGACGCAGGTAATACCGCAGTAGGCTATCAAGCAGGGGTAGACCTAACGACAGGGGTTCAGAACGTAATTATAGGTTATGTTGCAGGGCCAGACCTTACTGATGCAGACTTTAATGTTGCTGTAGGTGTAGGTGCGTTATTTAATGACCACAAGGGTAACAAGTCTACGGCTATCGGACATAACACCTTGGTTACTCAAGACTTTGCAACTTCCACAGATACTTTTAATACAGCGGTAGGCTATGCCGCAGGTAACGGACTAACCACAGGCACAAACAATACCCTAATCGGTGCTCTAGCTGGCGATGCAATTACAACTGGGTCAACTAATACAGCAGTAGGAGATAACGCACTAGGTGCTAACACTACAGCAAGTGCTAACGTAGCAATAGGTAGAAACTCTGCTCTTTCAAACACTACAGGTTCTAGCTTAGTAGCTGTAGGTTATGGTGCTTTACAGTCAAATACTACAGGAGCTAACAGTAC